CCGCCCAGATTGGAAGTTCTGGAGATTCCGCCAAGATTGGAAGTTCTGGAAATTACGCCCAGATTGGAAGTTCTGGAAATTACGCCCAGATTGGAAGTTCTGGAAATTACGCCCAGATTGGAAGTTCTGGAGATTCCGCCCAGATTGGAAGTTCTGGAAATTACGCCCAGATTGGAAGTTCTGGATATTCCGCCAAGATTGGAAGTTCTGGATATTCCGCCAAGATTGAATCAACTGGCAAAAACGCTGTTGTAATGGCAGCTGGATACAAGTCTATTGCAAAGGCAAAAATCGGAAGTTGGATTACTTTAGCAGAATGGGTTCAAGAAGATGGGGAATGGATTCCTAAGTGCGTAAAAACGGAACATGTTGACGGAACGAGGATCAAAGAAGATGTATTTTATCGCCTTGTTGACGGAAATTTTTGTGAAGTTAAATAAAAATTGGTGGAGTGAAAAATGGAAGAATTAAAAAGCAAAGTGACTCTTTCTGGCATTCTTTCAGGGGTTTCTACTCCCATCAATTATATCCCTAGTATGTACGAATCTACGATAGCGGTAAAACGTAAAAATGGCGAATTTGATTTTATTCAAGTGGTCATTCCTAACGGCTTGCTTGATGGGATTGATCGTTCCATAAAATGGGTTCAAGTTTCTGGTTTGCTGAGAAGTAGACAGGTTATTGAATATGGTCGTACACGATTGAGAATTTACGTTTACGTCAGTGAAATCAAGAATATTGAAGAATCAGCAGTGGGCGAAAATCAAATTACCATTTTGGGAAGCATAAAAGGGATGCCAATGATTAAGGATTTGCTTCCCTCAAATATGGTTGTTAATTTATCCGTCAGTATCGATCGTCATGGCAATGAGAAAATAATAGATTGCATCCCATGTGTTCTTTGGTCGAATGTGGCGAAATCAGCGGCTTTCTTGCGCGATGGAGATATTGTTACAATTTGTGGAAGAATGCAGAGCCGGAGTTTTTTTGACAAAAAAATAAGGTTGTGGAGGATAGTAAACGAAATAGCAGTCAATCATTTTACTGTTATCAAAAGGAAAGCGAGGGTAAGAAAGAAGAATGAGCAGGGTATCAATTAAAAGAATCGAACTGACCGATTTCAAGGGGCAGCATGAAAAAGAAATCTTGTTAAATGGAACCAATGCTATTGTAGCAGGTAAGAATGGAAGTGGGAAAACAACATTGGCCGATAGTTGGTATTGGACGATGGCTGACAAGGACTACTTATTAAAGAATAATCCAGATATTCGACCAGATGATGGAAGAGATTGTGTTCCTCGGGTAGACATGGAACTGGAAATCGATGGAAAACCGCTCAATATTGCTAAATATCAGAAAAAGAGCGTTAGCAAGCCAAAAGCGGATGGAACGGTTCGGGTTACATTGTCCAACAAATATGAAATCAATGGTGTGGCAAAAACAGAGAAAGCCTTTCGAGAGGATATGGCAATCAAAGGGATTGATTTTGACAATTTTATTGTATTATCCCACATTGATGCTTTTACGAATCAGAAATTAGCAGATATGAGAAGTGTTGTTTTTTCTATGGCAAGTACGCATCCTGATTTAGAGATTGCACAGGAATGTGCGGACTGTGAAGAAGTGGCTAAATTGCTGAATGATTATCGACTGGATGAGATCGAGGCGATGAATAAAGCCAAGAAGAAAAATGCTGACGAGCGGATTGATTCGATTCCAAACCAGATTAAAGGCTTGGAAATGGCAAAGGTTGATATTGATGTGGCAGAACTGGAATTGCAGAAAAATGCTATTAAAGAGCGGATGAATCAGATTCAGAAACAGTTGGATTCTATTTCTGATGACAGCCAGGTGGATGCTCTCCGCTTAAAAATGAATGAAATCAAAGCATTGATGATTGAAGAAGAGGAAAAAGCCCAGAAAAAAGTCGATGAAGAGTATCGGCGAAGAAAGGAAGAATTTAATCGCACAACATCAGAAAAGGAAGAATTGGAAAGAAGGATTTCTAATGTCCAAATGGATTTAAGACATGCCGAGAGCGGAATCACCAGAAATGCCCTGGAATTGCAGAATGCGAGAGGAAGATACAAGACTCTTCGAGACTCTACATATGATGATTCTGAAATTCAGAAGATTGAAGCAGAGTCATTTGGTGATGAACTTTCCATTTGCCCGACTTGTGGACAAAAAATGCTAGACGAGCAGATAGAACAGGCTAAAGAACAGTTTGAATCTTCCAAGAAAAAGCGGCTTGATATGGCTCGAAAAGCAAAAGAAGATTGGGAACTGCGAAAGAAGGTACAGTTAAATTCAATCGCAGCAGAGGGAAACGCAGCAAAAACGGATTTAGAAGAGTCTCAGAAAGCCAAAGAAGAATCAGAAAGTTCCGTCTCAGTATTGGAAGATGAACTGGCTAAGATTGCCGCAGAAAACAAAGTGGCAGAGGATGCCATGAAAAATTTCCAGAAAACTGCATCAATGGACGAAAATAAAATGTATCAAGAATACAGCAAACAGCTCGAGTCTTTAAAAGAGGAAATTCAGGTTCTTCCAAATCTGGCGGATAAAAAAGCCGAATACAATCATCTGTTAAACGAAAAACAGGCTGAATTAATCGCTGTAGAACAGGAAATTTCAAAATCATGGAACAATGAATCGATTAACGATCAGGTTTCTCAGATGAAACAGGCGTTGCGTGACAGCGCACAAAAGAGTGCCGACGCAGATAAGATTCTTTTCCAGATTAAAAGAATTCGCATGAAGAAAAATGAAATGCTGGATGCAGAAGTGAATTCTCATTTCTCTGGTGTAAAGGTACAGCTTTTCACATATCAGAAGAATGGTGATGCTGTAGATGCCTGCGATTGGTTCGTTTTTGATGAATCAAACCAGAAATGGACGAAACTGATTGGATGTGCGAATACCGCATTGGCAATCAAAGGAAAAATCGCAATTATTAATGGATTGCAGAATTATTTTGGAATGCATTTACCAGTATTTGTTGATTACGCAGCAGAGTTGGATGATTCCAATATGAAAAGCATCAATGCCGATTGCCAGATCATCTTTTTAAAAGTAACAAATCAGGACTTGTCTGTATCAGCAGTATAAAAGGCACATTTACTTTGCTCTGTTAGGTAGTGGAGAGGTGTAGAACAGTCCGGTTCTGCGAAGCAAGGGAGAAGCTGCGTTTTGAACAGAATAGTTGTGGAAAAGAACGGTGAAGTAGGGATGAGTCTCGTTTAGTTTTGCATCGGAATTGTATGGATGGATTGGCGAAGTGATGATTAGAAAAGGAACAGTAAAGTTTGGATCTGTGGAGGAATAGTGTGGTGTGGATTTGAACCGTTAAGAAAAAGAGAAGTTTTGACGAGTAATGCAGAGGAATAGTATCGCCTAGATTTGTAGTGAAATTCTATGGAAAAGATTTGCTTGGACACGGAAAGGTATCGCAACGCATTGGATTGGGTTAGTGAAGAAATGAACTGGAATGGCATAGCACGGAAATGTGACGCACCGAAATGGTACTGAATTGTAATGCCGTGAAAAGGAATGAAAACGCAATGGTTATGAACAGTTATGCTTAGTTTGGTAGTGAAATGGAAAAGCTTGACGATGTATTGAAAAGGAATCGCGTAGAGAAGTAGTGTTTTGCTAAAAAATAAAAATTGAAAGGAAATCAGAAAAATGAAAGAAATGAAAGTTAGATTAACATTCACAGAGGAAGTGTTAGGAACAGCAAGCAATGATAAGGAGATTCATGCAGAGTTCATTGCTTCTAAAGCGCCGGACGCACTGTCCAGAGAGGAGGAAATTGCAGCGATTGGTGTAGATGAGGCGATTGCAAAAGGAAAGACCGTATTCCCAAAGGATGAAAACGGGCATCCATTTCTGTTCGATTATCAGATTAAGGGATTCTTCAAAAATGCGGCAAAAGCATTTGGCTATGTTGGTGGCAGCAGTAAATTACCTGCATACAAAACAAAAATTGATAATCTGGTGTTTATCCGGGAGAGACGCATCCCATTTATTATTCCTGATGGAGAAGAAATTGGAGATTGCCAGCGCCCACTTAGAGCACAGACAGCACAGGGAGAACGGATTTCATTAGCAAACAGTGAAACTGTTCCGGCAGGTACGCAGGTGGAATTTACCATTATGGTTATGGTGGATTCGCTTATGAAAAATGTCATTGAATGGCTGGATTACGGGCAGCTGAATGGAATAGGTCAGTGGCATAATTCCGGGAAAGGAAGATTTACTTGGACTGATATTTCTGCAACGGAATAGAGTAGAGAAGTAAAGCGATGTAACGGAAGAGTACCGATTCGAAATGAAAAGGAACTGTTTTGTTAGGAGATGATCGGTTCAGTCAACCAAAAAATTATATGAGGAGGATAAAAATGATTAAGTCAGAGGTAAATGAGGGAAAATACAGAGTTGAAATTTCAGGCAAGGGAGGCGATATTTTTACAGAGTTTTCTGGCATTATTCGGCAGATGTTTGAAACATTTCCAGAATTAATGGTTAGACATGCCATAATCTTTAGCGAGATTCAGGCTGATAAAAGTAAGGCAGAAAAACATACGTCTCCGGATTTGAAAAATATGTAGAAAGCATTGAGTAAACTTGCGGAAGTGTTAAAAAAAATGGAGGAAGTATAAGATGACAGCAGCAAAACAGGAAGTTCAGAAACAGCAGACAGCAACTGATTTGGTGGTAAACAATTCATTTATTAACGGTTTAACTCATCAGCTGGAAGAAAAGTGTAAATACGGAATGTCATTTCCGGCAGATTACAATCTAGCCAATGCATTGACAGGCGCATATCTGGTGTTAAAAGAAACCAAGGATAGAAACAATAAGCCAATCCTTGAAAGTTGTTCACAGGCAAGTATCGCCAACAGCTTAATGGATATGGCAACATTAGGGCTTTCTGTCCAGAAAAAGCAGGGGTATTTCATTGCTTACGGAGGTCAGTGTCAGTTCCAGCGTTCATACTTCGGAAATATTACCATTGCCAGACGCTACGGATTGAAAGAAATTCGTGCAGAAGTTATCTACGAGGGAGATGAGTTTTCTTATCATATCGAAGACGGAAAAAAGGTTTTCGATTCTCATAAGCAGGATTTTATGAACATTGATACAGACAAAATTAAAGGTGCATATGCGATTTCCATCACTAAGTCTGGAGAGCATTATTTGGAAGTAATGAACATGAACCAGATTAAGAAAGCCTGGGCACAGGGGTTCGGATACAAAGAGGGCGGAAACGGCACGCATGCCAAATTTACCGATCAGATGGTAAAGAAAACTGTTATTAATCGTGCATTGAAAATGTTCATGAATACGTATGGAGATGGGTACATGCAGGAGGCAAGCGACAGAAGCGAAACTGTATCATCCGATGATATGACAGCAAAGGATATGGCATACGATATCGAAACGAAAGCCAACAAAGAGGAGTTCATGGAAGATGTGCCAGATACGGTAGAAGCTGAAACAATTGAACCGGAAGTTGTAAACGCGGAAAGCATTCCAAAAGAAGTGCCGGAGTTTATGGAGGACTAAAAATGCCGAAATGCTCAACTTTAGAAGAAGCGATACGTGATATGGAATCAGGAATTTTTGATTTCACGAAAGACGGAGGGTGCAGCAATTGTGGTAATTGTTGTTCAGATTTATTTCCAATATCTAATAAGGAAATCAAAGAAATCAAAAGATACATTCACAAGCACAAGATTAAAGAGTCAAAGCATTTCTTGCCAACGTCAGAGCGGATCGGGTGGGATTTAACCTGCCCATTCCGCGACAATGACAAGCAGAAGTGCACGATATACGAAGTCAGACCAGAAATCTGCCGGAGCTTCAAATGTGATTATCCGGCAAAAGGAATCCAAATGAACAGAGATAGACTGGAAGGTAAGTATAATGTAGTGTCTGTCAGAAAAATGTTTTTCGGGGAGAAATAATTCATGAATAAGAATAATGGTTGGAAAGTTGGTTTAATCGTTGCCGGAATCATCATTGCGATTGTTTTGTGCGGTGTTGTCTGGGTACAGTCGGCACAAAATAGAGCAATCGGTCTGGAAGAATCGGTTTATACGGCTGAATCTGATATTAAGGTTCAGGAAAAGGCGCGCGTAGATAAGGTATACAATTTGGCAGATTGCGTTAAGCAGTATGATAAGCACGAATCCAATACATTATCTCAGCTTGCGGAGAGTATGTCTAAAGGAAACCAAATCGAGGATGTCAATACAGCGCTGGCAGCAGTTACATATGCATATCCAGAACTGAAATCCAATGAGAATTATAAACAGCTAATGCAGGAACTGACAGTTATCGAAAATCAGCTGTCGCAGTACCGGGAAAATTATAATAACGGTATCAAAAAATATAACAGCTATGTAAAAAGATTCCCGACCAGAATTTTCTTATCATGGACAGGATATGAAGTGCATAATTTTGAACGCCTTGATTACCAGGCCCCCGTTTCTGCACCAACAAAATTGTTTGAGGATTAGTCTATGGAAATAAAGAAACGAGAAATCCTAGTAAGTTTAATTATTGCTTTCATAATGCTCATTGTTGGGATTTTTATTTCTGGGAAGATCAACGACGTGGGAGATTCCAAGCAAGAGACTTATCAGAAAGCCATTCAGATAGAAGAACCGGAGCTGTTCCGATATTGCATGAGTGTAAATTCTGGAAATGGTCTGATATATGGAGAACTAAAAGCAATTGATACCGTGAGCGATCCAAACATCGATGGAGAATGGATGGACTTGTATATCAAAACCCAGAAATATACGATGCATACTAGGACGGTTTCAAGCGGTAAATCTTCCCATACAGAAACATATTGGACTTGGGACACAATCGACTCAGAGTCCAAACACTGTGAAACGATCAGCTTCTGCGGCTCAGAATTTCAACGTTCAAAAATAGATACACCAGAAAGCCATTACATTGACACAGTAGACACAGGCTACCATTTAAGGGAAGAATTCTTTGGAGTGGATTCAGTCCATACGGGTACGATTTTTACCAATATGTCAGACGGTACAATATCGGAACATTCGATTTTTTATAAAAACGAAAGTCCGAAAGAAGTGGTTAAATCTATAGAAGATGGCGGATTTTGGTGGATAGTAATGTTTTGGATTTTCTGGATAATACTTACAGGCTTTGCAATTTATGGATTCTGTTACCTACAGAATAATTGGTTGGATTAAGAAAGAGGAGGCTAAACATGTTAGGAGAAGCAATTGACAAACTGGCAGAATATGGGGATGAAACATACTGGAGGCATTATGTGAAAAGTAGCGCATCAGATTTGGTGCATCTATTGAGCAAAACAAAAGAGGAAAAGAAATCAGGTAAAATTTTAGAAAGTGCTGACAGAGAAAATTTTGTTGGGTTGTTAGCAGATTTAATCATCAGTGCGGATGCGTTGTCTGTTTCATGCGGGTTGGACGATTCAGTTTCGAAAGAAATTAAAATTCGTCTGAAAAACATTTAGGAGGGAAAAACGATGATCGAAAAGATTGGCACCCCGGCCATGCTGGAGCAGATGGCAGAAGAAGCAGCGGAGCTGGCACAGGCGGCGCTTAAGCTGGCGCGGGTGTTAAGAGCGGAAAATCCGACGCCTGTGACACTAGAAGAGGCAAAAATGAATCTGACGGCGGAATTTACAGATGTGCAGCACTGCGCCGGAGAATTAAAACTGGAAACTGACTGGCGGCAGATTGACGCGAAAAACCGACGTTTTAAACAGCGCATGGATGAGATGGTGCTGTTTAAGGAGAGAGCCCGGATCCGCGAAGAAATCCTCGAGGAAGTGAAAGAGATGGGCGGTTGCGATGCATCGGATGAGTTCTCGAAAGGCTTTGATGCTGCGTGTGATGTGATCGCGGAAAAAGTTGCAGGAAGGTAGGTCATAGAATGAAAAAAATCGAAGATATATTAAACAGCGAGCGGATTTGGGGGCACACCATCGTATTTCCGGTTCATAGCGCATGGATCAAACTTCCTGATTGTGGGACGTGCAGTGTGATATGGAGTGAAAACGAGGACGGAATGGAGCATGTATCCGTGTCTCCGAAGAAAAAGTTCAGAGTTCCCACTTGGGACGATATGTGCGTGCTGAAAGACGTCTTTTTCGAAGATGAGGAAAAAGCCTATCAGATCCATCCGAAAAAGAGTGAATATGTCAATGCTGTGGAGAACTGCCTGCATCTTTGGAAGCCGAAGGGGCATGAAATCAATGAGTTAATAAGCAAGGGGGAAGTATGAGCGAAAAATGCAATAGAGCGTGCTGGAACTGCTGGTATGATGAGTTTTGCGACTGGCATTCGGCGGGCGACGAGGATGCGGGCGGGCAGTTAAGGTTCGCGTAGGAAAATAGAGGGAGGTGACAAGACTAAAAATGCTAATAAACCGAAAATGCATCGACTGTGAAGAACCAACTAAATTTGTGGTGGGGTTCTATGATGGTCCGAAATGGAATCATGGTTGTCTGTTTGATTGTAAAAACTCGAGCTGTTCGCTCAATCAGATTTTCCGCTTAGCAGAATCTGAGAATATCCAGAAAAGTATGAAGATACAGGGAATCAATGGTAAGCATGGAATGTATGCAGAGAAAATAGCAGCATTGCGGAGAAATTCAAAAATTACAATGATGAAAATGTCGCAGATTGCTAGATGTAGTCCAGCAGAATACAGCGCATACGAGCATGAGCGGAAACCGTTTGATCCAGAAGTGTATAAAAAATGTAAAGCGTATCTGTCGAACATACTTGAAAGAGGAGATGGCGGATGAAAACATATCTAAAAGTAATCAGCACCGGTAGCCAAAACGGAAATTGCTATGCAGTATTTTCAGAGAACGAGATTCTTTTATTGGATTTTGGATGTCGTTACCAGAAAATTTTGGAAAGTATTGATTTTCGTATTTCTGATGTAGTGGGTGGCTTATTGACTCACATTCACGGAGATCATGCCAAATCCTATAAGGAAATCAATCGTTCCGGTATTCCGATATACAGCAACAAGGAGACGGCCGAACAGCTGGGGAATACAAGGATTGCGCTTGAAAAAGAGAAGTTATCGCTTGGTAAGTTTTCAGTGATTCCGTTTTATGTTCCACATGATAATACACCCAATTATGCTTACATGATAACACTTCCAAATGGAGAAAAACTGCTATATGCAACAGACTTTGGGTATTTGCCATATACGTTCAAAAAAACCAAAATCAATCATTTTTTAATTGAGTGTAATCATCTGGACATGGCACCAGATAAAACATCTGGCAAGTATAAGCATAGTATTAAAGGGCATTCTTCGTTATCAACAGTAAAGAAGATCATGCAGATTAACAAATCACCTAATCTGTCAAATGTGATTTTATGTCACTTATCAGAAAGCTGGGGAAATCCAGAAATAATGCAACATGAGATTGAAGCTGTTGTTGGAGATGAAGTGTCTGTGAAAATTGCGCATTCTGGTTTGATTTGCGAATTGTCAGAAATTCCGTTTTAAGACAGAAACATCTTGACAACCACAAATTAACACATGAGGATAAGATACATTTAAGAAAGAGAGGTAACAGAACATTGAACAAAGTAATACTGATGGGAAGATTAACAAGAGATCCGGAAGTCAGATACACTCAGGGAGAAAAGCCAATGGCAATTGCCAGTTTTTCATTGGCGATAGATCGTGCCAACAAGAATAAAGATGGCAATGAACAGACGGCTGATTTTATCAACTGCGTTGCTTTTGGAAAAAACGGAGAATTCGCAGAAAAGTATCTCCATAAAGGAACCAAAGTTATTGTCGAAGGACATATTCAGACTGGTAGCTATACCAATCGTGATGGAAAGAAAGTTTATACCACAGAGGTCTATATTGAGCGTATAGAGTTTGCAGAAAGCAAATTGTCGTCAGAGAACAACGTTCAGAACGAGCAGAGTGCACCTACGGCAACGCCAAATGATGGGTTCATGAACATTCCAGATAACGTGGAAGATGCAGGATTGCCGTTCAACTAAATCGATCAGCAAATTTTCCAGACTCATTTCGGTGGGTCTGGAAGAAAGAGGAATATATGGATTTTTTAGACTTTTTTGCCGGTATTGGAGGATTCCGAAGAGGGATGGAGTTAGCCGGTCATAAATGCGTCGGATTTTGCGAATTTGATAAATTTGCTACAGCTAGTTACACTTCTATGCATTTATTGACAGAAGAACAGAGAAAATATTTAAGCACTCTTCCATTAAATAAACGGCAAAAAGAGATTCTTAAAGAGGAGTATCGAAATGGAGAATGGTATGCAAATGACATTCGCAGAGTGTATGCCGGAGACATTCCAAAAGCAAATTGCTGGTGCTTTGGATTCCCATGTAATGACATATCAGTTGCAGGAAAACAACTCGGATTTCGAGGAAACCGTTCAAGCCTGTTTTTCAGAGTTATGCACCTTATCAGACAGCTCGAAGAAGAAAATAAACCCACTTACCTTTTCATTGAAAACGTTAAAAATCTGCTTAGTGTTAATGGTGGATGGGATTTCGCCAGACTGCTCATTGAAATGGATGAGGGGGGGTATGATGTTGAATGGCAGGTGCTTAACTCCAAAGATTTCGGAGTGCCACAGAACCGGGAAAGATGTTTCATTATCGGACATCTTAGAGGAAGAAGTAGCGCAGAAGTATTTCCTATCGAAGGAGCAGGTGGAGAAAATCGCATTTCAATAATCGGTCATAAAGATGGATACAGAAGAAATACACAAGTATTTTCATTTGATGGAATCGTAGAGACACTTGATACAGGGCAAGGAGGCGGTCGTGGACATCACGTTGCTTTACCGTGTTTCATAGATTTGTGCTACCAGGGCTCTCAAACGACTGATATTGCCCGGTGCTTGACAGCAAGATATTACAAAGGAATGGCGAATCATGCTGGGCAAGACAGTGGAATTGCGATTCCAGTATTAACACCAGATCGAGCAGAAAAACGTCAAAATGGACGTCGGTTCAAAGAGAATGGAGAACCAATGTTTACTTTAACAGCGCAGGATCGGCATGGTGTAGGAATTGGCATTGGAAATCCGATAGAGAAAGATTCTGATGGAATTTTCATCAAAATATCCGAAGAATTGACAGTTTATGCAGTATGGTATGAGAAATACCAATGCTATATTGCCATTCGAAAATTGACGCCAAAAGAATGCTTTAGACTTCAAGGATGGACGGATGATTATTTCGAAAAAGCACAATTTGTGAATTCTGATAGTCAGCTTTATAAGCAGGCTGGAAATGGTGTGACCGTTTCTGTTATCCAAGCGATCGCAGAAAAATTGAAAGAAGGGGATGGTAAAGTTGATAAACAGAGAGAAATACAGAGAACAGATCATAAACACTTCTTTACACCAATTTGATTTTGGAATAAACAACGAAACTGGTCGTTTGTTTGATTGCAGCGAAACGCAGGACTGTGAACATTGTCAATTTAATGCTGCTGATTATTGTTCAGAGTCGAGAAAAGTATGGTTGGGATTGGAATCAGATTCTGATACATCAGATATGGATTGGAATTCAATTCCAATAGATACATTAATTCACATCACAAACAAAGATGGCTTTACAATAGCAAGACATTTTGCGGGTCTGATCGGTGGAAAAGTAACATATTTTGCCGATAGAAGAAATTCGTCCGATTTCAAGGCAATCTATCCAGTGGAAGAGTCTGAAACAGTCAAACTGGAACCAGATAAAGGGATGTAAAGAAAAGGTAATTTAAGTGATGAATAAACCAAATTATAAGCAGATTTACGCCATGAAGGGTAAGCGCGAAAAGCAGATAAAGGTTATCTGCCCCGGCATTCCATACAAAAGTGGAATCTATGTTTTTTATCGCATAGATGAAGCAGGAATCCGGAGAGCCTATTGCGGGCAGGCGGTTTCATTATGCGAACGTTGCGCTTCACATCTTGCGGAGTATGATCATATCGCATTGAGCTTGAAGAAACATGGCTTTCGCAGCACAGAGAATCCGTATGGATGGGCATTGAAATTCAAGGTTTATCCTAAAAACAAACTTGACGAAGAAGAAGTGTCAACTATTAAAGCACTTGCTGATGCAGGCTATCAGATGTACAACGTCACAGCCGGATCTCAAGGAGTTGGAAAGCAGGTAGTAGGGCAGTACAAGTCGCCCAAGAACTATCATCAAGGCATCCAGCAGGGGAAGAAATCTCTTGCCAAGGAACTTTCTGGAATCGCAGAAAAACATCTTGTTATCGGCTTGAAACCAGAAAAGCAGGGGAACAAGGTTTCAGAACGGCAGCTTGAAAAATTTATGAATTTGATTAATGAAGACAATTATTTGACAGGAAAGGAATAACGAATGCCCGGTAAACCGGGTTGGTGAGTAGTGAACGGCGGTGACGCACCGAAAAATTTCAACACCGTGGCCATAAGGCTTTCGCCGGAAACTGCGTAGGTCGTATAAGGGCAAACGAATGGTGATCCACGATACAGCATTTGTAGCGTGGTGTTATGACAAAAAAAGTGTGTTGGGTTTCGGCAGGAATAAGCAGTTTTATGGCAGGATATCTTGCAGGTGATGTAGATGAGTGGATCTACATAGACATTAAAGATCAGCACCCAGATAGTTTAAGATTCATTAAAGATTGTGAATCAGCCATTGGGAAACCAATTCAAGTGTTGCGTTCCAATGAATACACTTGCGTGGATGATTGTGTGAGAGCATTTGGAGGATTCAGAAATCCAGGAAATGGATTTGCACCGTGTACCAA